TCAGAGGCTATGTCTTCAGGTACGGTGACTCTACTCTCGCGAGAGAGCAGGGCCCAGCGGATGAGCGCGGAGCACCCCCATCGTCTCGAAAGAGGACGACAAGGGGCCACTACCAACCGCCGGAACACCGCAGACCTACTTGTCCTGTCTGGTCTTCCCGCAATCCTCTTCCTCTTGAACTTGTCTCCCTCAGCGAGCCTAATCTCATCTTCAATGAGACAGGACTTGAAGGACAACAAGGACTCAAGAGGCACGGGGGTGTCCCCGCTCCCCTGGAACCACTGCTCGGTTGCCCGAACAGCTTTCCAGTACGAAGGAGCGTGCACCTGCCGCACGAGGATACGCGGGAAGAGGCCCACCTCTCGGAATGGCTTCTTGCCTATGAGATCTTGCGCGATGACGGCACTCGGCCCCCTGGAAACCAGGGCACCGAGGCGTCGCCGAACAGAGATCCCAACGGCAAGACCGCGACCCGTGTATCCGAGGCCACCCACCTGCACCGGAAGATGCAGGCGGGGATCCTTCACGATCCACGGGAAGCGTCCCTTCATAACCCTCTCCATCCGGCGCAACCAGAGGTTCTCAAGCCTTTGGTCCGCCTCCACCGGCGCCCTAAGGGCCGGCGGAGGGATAGAGGGGGGGAAGAAGAGAGTCATTCCATCCTCGTTGTACTCCCTTGGCAAGGCCAGGACCTCACAAGCCGTCCACGAGTGGTCGGCAAGGAAGGTCTTGGATTTGTTGAGCGACGCACCCACAGAGGCAACGCGACGGCCGTAAACATCCAGTGCACTCACCCGAGGGTGAGGCACTGGACGGTAACGGCCAACCGCGTCGTCTCCATGGGTGAGGGATCGCACGAACACACTGGTAGCCCAGGCGTTCACCCAAGAGAGCACAACGAAGGAGAGAGGTGTGCCCATCGGACTCCCTCTGAGGAACGACCCTTCCCCGATCTTGTCACCAAGATCAGGGAAGCTCCAGGTCGCTCCTCGCTCCAACCCGAGGGACCGCAGCGACATGGTAAGATCCGCAGGACGGATCAGACCACGCGCCGCGAGCCCTTCGACGACTACCCGGACAGCAGCATGGGACAGACCGTCCGTCGCCTTGGACAAGTCCAAGGAGGCGAACCTCTGACCACGCTTCTGATGCATTCCGCCGGGAATCCTCCGGGACTCGCCGTCGATACGCCAGTGGCCAGGAGCCAACCAGCGCAGCGACGAACGAGTCCAGCTTCCTTCCACAAAGGTCAAGCAGTCGGGAACACCAACCACCCGAACCTTGTAGCCGGGAGCTCTGAGCGCGGTTGCCTTCATGCCAAAGGGTTTCCCCTGAGACCTGAGGTACAGCAACCCCGCACAGCGATAAGATTCCCTCAGGTCTGCAGACACCCCGACACATGGCCGCAGGACCGTCGACGCCTTCTGAAGACAGAAGGCGCCGAGCGAGTCCCCAGCGTAAGCATGGAAGGAGGCCCGGGTTGCCCCAGACTCCTCACACATGTGACCGAGGTGTTCCAGGTAGCCGTCGATCCCGCCTCGAGTGGCAGGCCATTCGAGACAGGACGAGCTAGAGGAGGGAAGCCGCCTTGGATGACGGAGGACTCCGTTGCCACTCACGCCGGGCGTGAGAGCGACGAAGCTCCGAAGAGAATCCAAGGCGGCAGCCGATGTGGGATACGGTGCGCTCGCTATCAGCTTGGCGTCTTGAAGGTGCCTGACGCACTCCCTTGCGGGAGGCTCAGGCAACGACCTCGAGAGCCGAGTGAAAGCGAAACCGTCCTCAGGTCTGCGTACTGCCAGGTGGCAGAGTGTATCGACGACATCCTTCCGGATGTTGCACGGTACGTTCTTCCACCTCTTGGAGTGCAGAGCAGACCCGCGGACGTTGTGGCAAAGAGCCTTCAACTCCTTGACCGTAAAGGC